CACCGGGATATTGATCCCGATAATGTCGCTACCGGGCACAGGCCCGATCGGCGCCGGTGTTCTTTCCTTTCTTCCCCACATGGCGGCCCCTTAACTCTTGTTTTGCACGTTGACGTGCCAGGTGGCGATCCCACCGATAGACACACCGCGAACAGCAGTTACCGGCCCCTGCAAGTTGTCGGCGTTGTTCGCCCCGACCGGGCCCGATGCCCAAATAACCCAAGCGGCCGTCCCGGCTTCAATCTTGGCCAACGGGCTGAGCGTGTATTCAATCTGAGCGGTGGATCCGACGGCAGACACCCCGACGGACACATGCCGGCCCCTGCCGCCAATGAGCACGGGATCGCTTGAGACACCCGAGCCGAGAACCTCCTCGTGGATGTCGAGGCCCAAAACCTGACTCCAGCCCACACTAAACTTTTGGCTTGCCATCGCGTGGCCCTCTTGGTCGCGTTAAACCCGCACGGGTTGAATGTAAGGCGCGTGATCAGCGTCTGAGCTGCGGTTCACATCGCCGGTCGGCACGACAAAGCGCCGCCCGAGTTTCTCGCCGACGATCATCGCGTCGAGCATCGCGGTAAAGCTACCGAGCGCCTCGTCGGCATCCGGTTGGCGGTAATGGAGCTTTCCCTTGTAGCGCGCCAGGCGCTCAACGAGCTCCGACGGGGCCGAGGGCACATTAAGGCGCGGAGTCCACACCACAGATCCGTCGGCGGCCATTGCCGTGCCGCCGACCACGCCCCACGTCGCCGGCTCGGTGCCCGAGGTGATCCCGGCGGTGGTGCATTCGTAAGTGAAGTGCGACAGGTGCGCAGCGAACGGCAGCGGGGTCGGCCACGCGATCACCCCTGTTCTCGGCACCACACGATCGCCGAGTGCGTAAGAAGTCCCGACAATGTGCACGGGGGGGTCGTACATGACCCGGGGCCGGGCGTAGTGCTCGATCCGGATCGTGTAAACGGCGTCCGGTTTGGGCCACACCTCGAGTTGTGGGCCATCGTCATACATGAATGGGTAGGTGGTCGTGTCGTCGGCCGTGTCGTGGCGCCAGTCGATCCCCTTCATGTTCAGCGGTAGCCACGCGTCCTGGTACTCGACCTGCAACGACACTATGCGCGTGGTGTCCACGGTGTCGGGCCAATCGTAGAACACCTGATCAACCACTGTGCTTATGTCAGTCGTGATCCGGTTCTTGTTGTGGCCGTGGCGGTAGAAAATATCCTCCTGCGCTTCAGTGATAAACGAACCAAACAGCGCGAGCTGTGCGGGCGTTGACACCTGCGCATTGCGCCCACAGCGCACCCGCAGCTCCTGGCGTAGATGCTGCAAAGTGCGGCCTGTGGGCAGCGCCATGGCTTAGCCCTCGTCGCCGTTACCGGCTTCGACTGCTGCCTGAACGGCGGCGGCGTCGCTGGCGTCGGTCGCTTGGGTAATGGTGTCGAGCTGTGCCTGCAGCACCTCGAGATCCGCGCCTGGCATCACTTCAACATCGAGGAGCTCAATCGAGCGCACGACGCCGAGCATGGCCTGCAGGTGTTCGATGTTGTCTTTGACTCGGATCCGGCACTGGCGCCGCTCGAGCTCATTTTTTAGCCCTTCTTTCTCGTTGGGCATCGTGTTGGCGTCGAGTGCGGCCTGTGCGCTGCCTTCGTCGATCGCGATGGTGGCCGCCACTTGTTTGGCGTTCGCGTCCTGAGCTGCGGCCAGCGCCATGGACTCCTTGCCAACAGCCGGAACCATGCCCACGAGGTCGGGATTGCTTAGGCGCTTCATCATCGCCTCGAGCGCCCCGGTGCGCGGAGTGCCAAAGGCGCGCTCGACCCACATCACGCCGGTATCGGTGTCGATGCCAAACTTGCGGCCAAGGCGGGCGTACTCCTCGGCTGGGGTGGTGTCCATAAACCCGCCGGCCAGTGCGGGATCGGGCTCTGCTTCGCGCAGCGCTTCCTCGCCGTACATCAGCTCGAAGATCGGGTGTTCTGTTTCGGGCCCGGAAGCCGACACGGTGGACATCGGGCCACGGTGGATCCCAACGGGGCAATACGGCAGGCGGTATTCAGTTTCTTGGCTCATGGGTTCGCGCTCTCTGTTGGGGGGCTTTGATCGATAAGCGGGCCCGAGTGCCGGGCCCGCTTGGTGGGTGGTTAGTCGACGCCGTAGAGCGTGACCGTGCCGGCCGAGCGCACAGTGATCGAATATCGAAGGTAGCGCTGCGTCGGCTGAACCTCCAACAGCTTGGGCGCCGCGTTGGTGAAGGTGGCCCCCGTTACTGTCGTCCAGCCCGTGGAGCCGTCCGCCGACTCCTCAAGCAGAATGGTGCCGACAAAAGCAGCATCGGGGCGATAGTCGAGCGTAAGGCCTTGGCCTCGGCGGCCGTCGAAGGGCGACGGTAACGAGTCCTGATCGATGGCTGCGCCATTAGCAACAGCCGCGCCCGCCAGCACAAAAGTATAAATTTCCATGTTCTAAGTTCCTGTTTCGTGGGCGATCCGCCGTCCATGGCAGGCGCCCGGGGTTGCGTTGCGGTTCGGCGTTACTTACGCGATGGACATCACCGCGTGTGCGTTGCGCTTGTTGGTCACTAGCGCGCCTTTCCAGGTGAGAGCCCAGTAATGCACGTAGCGGTTGTAGACGCGGGGCGGCTTGCGGCTGATGTGGTTGTGACCACGAGCCGGGCGCAGGCGCAGGTGCTTGCAGTTGATCAGGTAACAACGCTTTTGGTACGGGATCGCCGGCGACAGATTCGCATCCAGATCAGCGAACACCGGATCCCAAATCACCGGTACGCCTTTGATGCTGATCCCGGTCACGAGATCCTGAGTGCTGCTTTTCACGGTCAGATCGTAATTCTCCTGACCCGCCGGGGAGAGCTGCACGGTGCCGTCGGCGCGTTGCTTGTCGCGGTACGCGTCGATGAATGTCTCGCCGGCAATGATGAAATCAGGCGCGCCGGCGTTGCGGGTGCAAGCACGGTGCACGCTTTCCACGGTACCAGGGAGATCCGCCACCGCGATGTTCAGCGAAACATTGTTACGCCACCACAGGTTTGCCACCTGGTCGATACCACCGACGGTGCCGGAGCTGCCCGGGGTGGTGCTGATCAGGGTGTCGATCCCCTCGAGCGCCTCGGTTCCTTGCGTGCCATCAAGGTGCAGCTCGTAATCGAACTTTTCTTCGGCGCCCAAGCGCAGCGACGTGATGTCCTCCTCGAGCAGATCAGTGAGCTGTACGCCCTCTGCCTTGGTGGCCTGGCCGCCGCGCCCGTCATCCGTGTAGGTGATGCCGTTCTGCAGCAGCGTGTCCTCGTCGAGGAAAAAGCCGTCATGCCATCCACGCCATGGAAAGCTCGACTCTTTGAGCGTCTGACGGAAGTTGTAGGTCACGGCTTGGCTGCCGTAATACCACTGGAAATTGGAGCCGTATTTGTAGCGCAGGCGCTCGGTGATGTACTGCTTGGCGCCCGGGAACTCCTTGGAGTCAGACATCAGCTTGCGGAGCAACGGGCGGGTGACTGCGACCTGATCGATCGGCTTGCTGGTCAGGTTGAAATTCAACGCGGCTACGCCGGCGTCGTCAATCTCTTGCTGTGTAAATGGCATCTCGCGATCCTCGGAAAGTTGAACAAAAAGAAATCGTTCACTCGTTTTCCAAGAACCGCGAGCCCTTGATTATCGGCGGCTAGGAGGTGGTGAGGCTCCCGCGTCTGACCATTTGAGCGTGTTGACGAAAAGGGGCTTACCTCACGAAAACACCAAAGATCAAGCAGTGAGCGATCAGCCGCTCAGCCCGACGGCCCCATTGACAGCATCAAGCATTGATTTGGGGGCCTGCTTTGTGCCGCCGCCCGGGCCGGATGAACGCATGGGATTTGGTATACGTGGGGCTGCCCCGCCGTTGCCGTCGGCCATGATTTGCGTCAGCTCCTTGTGATACGCATCCACCCGTCTGGCCCATTCATTCGGCGGGACACGGGCCAAGGCCAGCTCTTTGACCTTGGCTATTAGGTGCGGTTGCTTTATCGCAAAGCTCGGATCGGTTTTCTTCAAATGATCCTCGATCGCATTCACTTGGGCTGCTCCGGTCCGCACGGCAGCGCGCCAATTCTCTTGCTGTGCGGCCTTCTCGTCGCGCTCAGCATCCCCGGCTTGGCGCGCGACCTGGCGCTGGTCTGCGGCCTGGCGTGCCTCGCGGTCGGTGGCCATTTGCAGCCCCACTGCTTGCGTGGCGTCCATATCGGCAACCAGTTTCTGGATGTCGGGGTGGCGGGCGAGCAGCGCCTCGTGCGTGTTGGTGTCGCTCGGCACGCGGCCGAGGCGTTGCTCGATCCCGAGTAGCTCGGCGGTGAGCACTTTGTGCGCGCCCTCGAGCTTCTTGGGATCGTCAGAGTGCACGGCCGTCATGTACATCAAAGCAGCACCGAATTGCTCATCCGACGCCCCGGTGCCCTTGATATGGTCGACAAGCGCATTGTGCTGCGTGGACACCTCGACCACGCGATCCTCGGCGGTGTCGGCCCGGGTGCGTTGCTCAGTGATCCGGGTGGTTAGAGCGGTGAACCGTTCCTTGGCTCGCGCGTTGAGGCCCTTGGGCATTTCTTTCAGATCGGCATCGGGATCCGTTACGGGCTCTTTCACCGTGCCGTCGGCGTTGAGCTCGGGCGCAGCGGCGGCGGGCTTGGTGGTTCCGTCGACGGCTGCGGCTGCGGCGGCGGCTGCAGGGCTCGCGGCGAGGTTGGCTTTGTCGTCGGCCGGGGCCGTGGTCGCGGTGTCCTGATCTTGGGCTTCGGGTGCGATGTTTAACGCGCTGAGTACGGCATCGTCCATCGTCGGGGCTTGGTCCTCGCCCGCGCCGGCGGCGTCGTTGCTGCTGGTGTCGTCAGCCGCGGCCGTGTCTGCGCCGGGTGCGGTGCCGTCGTCGTCGGGGTCAAGGTATAGAAAATTCTTCAGATTCATGGGTCAGTCCTCGGGGGGTGGTAAATCAAACGCCAGGAGCAGCGGCCGGGCCGCCGGCGCCTACGGGAAAGTCGATCACGTTGCCCGGCACGCCTGGCGCACCCGGCGGCATGCCCGGAGGAGCGCCAGCGCCCGGCGCGCCCCCGTCCAGCAGCCCGCCAAGCATCTGCTCGAGCGGGCTGGTGGGCTTGTTGAGCCATCGCAGCGCGATCTCGGGGATCAGCGGTTCAATCTCGATCGTGTCGTCGAAGCGGCGCAAGGTTTGCCGCAAGAGCTCGATTTTGTGGCTTGGGTCGATACCTTGCATGGCCATCATAAAGATCGCCTCTTGCAACTGCTCAATGATCGGCAACAGCTTGCCCCAAGTCTCCTGATCCTTCATGTCGTCAGGCGCGCCCGACGAGCCGGCCCGGATCGTGATGTTCACCCGTTCGAAGGTGGCGCGCTTGTCCGCCTCCATTGGCCATGAATACTGCGCCCCGGAGCCCGCCAGGCGCGCCGCCTCGGCTGGGCTGAGATTGAACAGCATCAGCTCGGACGAGAACTTGGCCATGCGCTCGATCCAGTCCTCGATCGAGTCGCGTATCTCATTCGTGCGACTGGCAACGCCCGCCTCGAGTATCTGAGCCTCGCCTAACGTCTTGCCGCGGCCAATGCTGCCGCGGTTGGCGTCAGACAAGCCCGATACGTTGTCCGTATCGATCTGGTTCTGGCGCAAGTCATAAATCGCCGTGTTGTACGCCGGCGGCACTTGGGCCTCGATCACTTCGCGCAGCGGCCGGCCTTTGGTGTCGACGAGCACGATCTCGCCCAACTCCTTGGATTTGAAGGTTTTGAGGCTTTGTAGATCGGTTTTGGCGTCAGCCACCCAGCCCGGTTTTGATAGCTCGCGGTGTGCGGCTTGTTGGGTCCGGGTGTCGTTGTGTTCCTTCTCGAGTGAGGCCAGCAAGCGCACCAGGTTGGTGGGCCACACGTAACCATCCTCGGTGTAGAACGACAGATCGAAGTAAGGGAACCACCCCTCGCCTTGTTTGCCGGGGTTGTACGGCTCGCGCGCCCATCGGCTCGCGCCCTGCACCCATGTGTAAACAGTGAGCGTGTCTTTATCCCACAGCTCGAACACCTTGACCTGTGGATCCTTGGCGTCGCCCGCGCCGGCGGTTTTGGACTCGGCCGCATTCTTGCCGGAGCGCAACTGCTCCCAGCTCCACTCTGCAGCGCCTTCCACGGCCTCAAGGCCAAACATAGCCGCCGCCGCCTTCTTGGGCTTAAAGAAGATCTCGCACATGCGCCGGCCGTTGCGGGCTGAGCGCATTTCGTCGATCACTGGGTCCATCAGCAACAAGTGCGGCTGCACCTTGTCGATCACGATGCCCTGAGAAACGATAACCTCGGCCTGCGCCTCCAATGCGGTGATCAGGTTAAGCAGCGCCTCGCGCTCGGCTTCGTGCTCGCGCTGGTCGGCGCCGGTTTCTTCCAGGGACGCGAGCCGCAGCTCGAGCTCGGCCAGGTTGTCTTGTGAATCACTGATCCGCTCCTGGATCAGTGGGTCATCGTCGTAGTTGCGCTGCCACACGACCTTACCCCAAGCGAGCGAGCGCACCATTGCCGTGCGTGCGCATGACTTGGCGATCCCCTTCAGGTTGGCGCGGGTAAAGCTGGCATTAACGCCGGTCTGCAGTGAGCGCGCGAACGCCTTAACCGCGCTGAGCTCCTCCTGCGCGATCCCCTCGGCGGGGGAAAAGGACATTTCAGGGTTCTTGGCGTACACATGGGGCATGAGCCCCTGCACGGTCGAGAACACGATCTTGACCCGCAGCTTGCCGTCACTGGGCGGCTTGTTGTCGCTGCTCTCGTCGTCAGCCTTGCCGGCGGCGAACTTGGCATCTTCACGAATGCGCGCAAAGCACGGGCGCCAGAATGTCTCTGCAGCTTCAACCCAGTTGGATAGCTCAGAGAGCAGCGCCGGCGTTTCGGTGCCGTCGCCTTCGCCCTTGGCGGCGTTGGGATCTTCGGTGGTCTCGTCCATGCGCGCATCCTTGTGTGAGGCGTGCGCTGTAACACGGGGAAACCCCCAAGATCACGCAGCGCCTACACAGGCGGCCGGACTGGTGGCGCCTCCGACGACCAAACTCGCCCACTAGGATTGAATGATCTGCCCATCAGGCGCGACGATCCGCTGCTGCCAGGCTGTGGCCAGTGAGTCGGACCCGATCTGCGGGCACGTTTCGACGAACTCGCGGGCCATCTTCACCAGGTCGGGCATGTTGTCGAGCATGATCACCTGCAGATCATCCTCACTCGCGCGGCTCGAGGCCCCGGTGAGCGCGTAGGTAAGCAGCGCCATAAGCATGGCCTGCATTGGGGCCATGTTCGTTTCCCTGATCTTGTCCGCGTAAATCGTTGCGCACTCCATCAAATAGCGCACTTCTTCGTCCTGCATATCGGTGCGCATCATCAGCGAGATCTGTCCGTCGAGCGGGCGTAGGTTTGGCATGGGTTTGGCCTTTTTGTGGTTGGCAGAAGTGAATGATCAGCCGCGCAGTTTTGGTTCGCACGCCCTTGCCGCTGGCGTGTGGTGTTTGTGGCCAGCCGGCCCAAGGGGCGCCGCTCTCGTCGTACAGACTCATAATCAAGCTGCTGAAGTTGTCGAGCAACGCGAGGTATTGCGCGTGCGTGAACTCGATCGGGCGGTCGGGCTCAATGCTGAAACGCATTGCCCTGCCGGTGGCCTTCAGCTCGTCGTCGTAGTTGTACCCGCGCCACCAGTTGCGAAGGCCATCGCGCCACACGTTGCGACGGTGAGTGCGGACAAGGCCGGCGATCATCGCGGCACGATCTCTGTGTCGGCTTCGTGGAAATCATCTACCGGCTCCGGGTCATCTTCGACGAACGACGCCGAGATCTTGGGTACCGCATCGACCGCCCCGCCGAGATCGAACGAGGGCAGCTCCTCGTCGTCGTCGACGGGGCCGGGCGCTAGTCGCTGGATTCTCCGCGTCGGTGTATGGCCATCCTCGACCCAAAACGGCTTGGTTAGCGTGCGCTGCGTGGTCTCCTCCCAATAAAATGAGAACGCGGCGCCCTCGCTGTTTTCGTTGGTCGACAGGACCGCATCGGGTGCAATGTCATAGCCGGCCAAGCGCAGAGCAGCGATCACCTGGTCGGCCGGTACGTGAGCTCGGCGCGTGCTGTGTTCTTTGTACTTCATGCTACGGATCTCCGTGATATTCCAGCCGCCGGCGCGGTTACGTCGGCGGTGAGGTGGGCGAACGAACCAGGCGCGACGACCGGCTCGGGTAGGCGCAGCCGCTTGGGGTGGTGTGCGACAAGCGAATAGGCGGTTTCGTCGAAGGCGTGATCCTCCATATCAGTGTCGACCTGCTCCCAGTCCTTGGGGTCATGCTGTAGCGCGGGCACGGTGCGCAGCCAATGCCGGCAAGTGTTGAACACGTAAAACAAATCTTGGTTGAACATTTCGGCAACGATCATGGCCCCGTTGCGTCGTGAGCCGGGGCCCTTCTTGGCTTTCTCCCAATCCACGCCGGCGTCGCTCATTAGCGAGGCGCCCGTGATGATCCGCGCGGCCTGGCTCATGCCCTCCTCGGCCCACATGGCAGAATCGGCGACGTTCGACGAAAAACTGATCCCGGCGGCGCGCTCCTTGGCTTCGGCCGCCAGGATGTACTCGGCGATCTCGCTATAGCTCTTGCGCACGCCCAAGTCAGCCCGGCCCCCGTAGCCATACAGCTCGCGGTATCGGTAGATCTTATCGGTATCAGGGTCGCGGGCGTACCACCCAATGGAGAATGGTTTCGCAAAACCCCAATCGAGTGCACGCCAGCGCGGCCAATGGACGGGGATCGCGAACGGGGGGATCTTGTGGCGAGCCGGATCAAATATCCCTTGAAAGAAGCCGCCCGGGTTGACGTTCCAATCACCTTCCACCCAAGCCTTGCGCAGATCGGGGTTTCGAATGGCGCGCAGCCGGCGCACGTACTCGGGATCGGCCTTCATCAAGTGGGTATTCTCGGCGAGCAGGCCGTGTATATACACCCGCGCGTTGCCCTCTTTGTCGAACACCGGCGTGCGGTAGATCGGATCGTTGGCGGCATCGAGCGGGCACGAGTCGACAAAGCGCTCTTTGACCCAACTGTGGCCGGCGCCCCATGGGTTCGTCGTGCTGCGGTACTTGCGCGGCATGCCCGGAACGCTCGAGCGGTTGCATGATTTCATGATCTCGTAACAGTCATCGGCGGGGTAGGTGGTGAGCTCCTCCCAGCCAATGAACGGCCATTCTTGGCCGTGGTACCCCCAATACTGATCGGGGTCTTTCATGATCGCAAAGTGGAGCTCCTCGCCGGTTGGGAAAACCCAATGGCCCGAGTCTTTGGCGATGAATTTAGCGCCCGGGAACGCACGGAAAAACCACCGTTTAGACTTCGCGATCAGATCCTTTAGGTCTTTCTGCTCGCGACGGAATATCAGCCCGCGCCACGCCTCACCAAACCCGAGCCCGACGTGCTGGGCGAAGTCCATCAGCAGCGCGTCGGTTTTACCTGGCCCGCGCGAGCCGCCAAAGCACACCTCCCACACCGGGCAGCGCAGGTATGCAATCTGCGAGGCCGGCAGCGGCGACCATACGACATTCATCTGGTCGAGTTGTTCGACGACGGCGGCCATTCAGTCGGCCTACTTACCTGGCCGCGTGCCGTCGGCGTTCATGGCTTGGCCGCCTGTGCCACGGGCGCGGAATGAGCCTGTGCCCTCTGGTGGCCACGGGGAGAGCTTGGACATCTCGGCGACTACGGGGGCCACCTTACCGTGCAACAAAATATAGGCCTCGGGATCGCCGTGAGCCGGGACCGAGTGAATGTACTCACCGAATCGCCACGCGGTAACGGGTGACGGCGCCGGCTTCCACACGACCCGATCGCCTGGTTTGAATCTATGCATTGTTGGTTCTCCGCCATGGGTGAGTTACGCGGTCGGGGCCGTCCTTCTTGTCGCTCACAGAACTTTGGCGTGTTGGTTCGGCTCGGGCCTGGTGA